TATACGCCGAAACCGCGATCAGATCCCGCGCCTAATAGATTCCTTACCCGGGGTGGGCAGCTTGACGATCCTCGGCCCTTCCATCATCGCCTCTCGCGCTCGGGTTGCCGCTTGGCTCAAGGCTTGCTTGGTCATACCTAGCAGCGGCGCGGCTGTGGTCGCATCCATACCGGTGATACCCTCGCCCAGCCCCATCCCCCAGCACAAGCCAGCAGTGCGTGACAACAGGTTGCGCTCGCCTTGTGCGTCGAGCAGATACCCCAGCGCCCGGGAAAGCATGGCGATCCCGCCATCGGTGCGCATCCGTGCCGAGCGGTCTTGGTGCCACGCCAAAACGCCGAGCGCGGCGTCTGTTGGGACACCAAGCTCGGCGAGTTCGTCCAGCGGATCGGATGGGAGCGGGTCGATAGTTGATGGCTCTAGCACGCCACCACGATAACCCTTAAAGGTTAGCTGTCAACGTGGGTACGTGCACGCAGCATGGCATTGGCAATCGCGTATGCCGTCTGAGACAACCATTCATCATTCCAATCATCTCTCAAAATTGGCCCCTCATGCGCCATTATGCCTTGCAATGCCGCCGCCGCGAAGTAGTCGCGCAAGGACATCCCGTTACACCCCGGGGCAACTCGGTAGATGGAGTTCCCGTCGGATTGCGTCTCAAACATTGCCCCGTCCGTAGTTGGGTACGCGGGCCCGCCGTCGTGTTGGTTATTCATAGTTGTCTCCAATCTTTCCAAACCTCATTCACCATGTGTGCGGCGATTGCTGCTGCTATTAAGCTCATTGAAATTGCAGTGACGACAAAACAAACAGTGAATATTGCATCAATCATTTTTCCTCCTCTTGTTCGGTTAGCTTCCGCTCAATCGCCACCACTTCGCCTCCAAGCTGCGCCCACGATTGCTCCCATTGCGGGTACGGGAGCGCAATCCTGCGCATGTGGTGGATGATGCGCAGCAGGTTGTCGCGTTGCTCGGTGAGTGCGTTCAATTTGTCTTGTTGTTTGTCAGTCATTTGAACTTACAATTAATTTTTGTTAGTTGGCTGAACTGCCGAGGATTCCTTGGTGGTTGCCTCCCATTTCCCCAGCGTCCGCAAAAACGCCTCTGCGCGTTGGCGGGCTGTTGCATCCAGCATGTCAACGGGTTCCATACGGTTCCAATGATGCTTTTTTAGTATTTTCCCAATCTGGTCAACGTAATCGTATCGGGAAAAATAACTTTTGCGCCACTGATGCTGTTCCGCCTCATGCATCGCGTTGAGGTCGTTGCAGTATTTTGGGATTCCGTTGCGTGAAACTACTTCACCGGATGGGTTTATTGCAAATGTATGTCCAAATTGCCATCCATCTGTTGCTTTTTGATGTTCTGGTGAGCCTTGCAGTCTCCACCCACACGCCTCCGCAATCGCAGCGTTTATTTGTTCGTCAGTCATTTGTCCTCCTCCCATTTCCCGAGCGTCCGTAAAAACGCCTCTGCGCGTTGGCGGGCTGTTGCATGGATGTCATCTTCTCCATATTTGCAGCGCAGTTTGTTTCTAAAACATTCCCAAATCCCTGGTCCGCTGCCTGATAAAAGAACCTCCTCCGCCTCATGCATCGCGTTGAGGTCGTTGCAGTAGTTAGGCAATCCGTCAATTTGAGCAATTTCCCGGTTTTCATCGTGCCGCCACCATTGCCCATCCCTGAGTAGCCACTGCGCAAAATTACGCTCGCGAATTACTTTTGCGTCAACTTTAACCCACCCACACGCCTCCGCGATCGCCGCGTTGATTTGTTCGTCAGTCATTTTACGTTCTCCTTCATCCAAATTTCAAAAGCTTCCCATACTGCTTTTTTTGGATTTTGGCATTCTCTGGGTGTGAACCCATCGGCCTTGAGCCACAAAGGCCCAAGCCTTCTATCGAACTCAAACCGCCAAATGCGGCCATTAACTATGATACTCTGATCTATAAATTCAGGTACACTCACGATGCAAGTTGGAGACAATCGGATGGATTTCATTTCAGTGCCCTCCTTGCAATGTCCAGAATATCCTGAATTTGCAATCGCAAACTTTCGATTGTGACTTCCGCCGCATCGCATTTTGCGCGGTAAGAATCGCGTTCATATCTTGCCTCATCCCGCTCTTGAGTGACGCGGGCGAGTTCCTCGACTAGGGATTGTTTGGTCACGCGCACACCTCCATTGCTTTTGGGTCTCCTACAATTTGACCAGTCTTCCATAAGCCTATATTTGCCCCAAAGAAGATCGGAAACCCTGGCCCTCCCTTTTGCGCTAGTAAAAAAGCATCAATGGAATAAATGAGTTTTCCATTTTCCCAACATTCTCTGCGAATTGTATGAGGGCTGTCATAAACGCATACTCGTATCTTTTTTTTGGCACTCACGCGCACACCTCCTTTGTTAATGCGGCGTCTAGGTGTTCAAGCGGGCACTGTAGCTGTGCCGCCACGGCTTGCCGGGCTTCGATCTCGGATTCGGCTCGAATTATCCAGACTCGGTAGGGGATCCAGTCTGATGTCACTGCGTAGGTTAGTTTAGTCATGCTATTTTCTGTTTTTGTGCTCGGGCCCATGCCCAAATTCTCTGTTTAGCCGCCTGTTTTTTGGATGGATCCATCTCGGCCCAGCGTTTGCGTGCCAGTTCGCGTTTGCGGGCCAGAAGTTCCTCCCGCGTTTTCTTTGGTGCCTTCACCTTCGGCTCCTGCTTCGGCGCCGGCGTTGCCAGCCTGCGGCGCGGCACTAGGTTCGTGTTGATTCCACGGGCCTTCTCCCATGCCCGCAGTGCGGACAGCATGAGTTTGCCGCCGGCATTGTGCCGATACCCGTGCAACGCCTCGTCTGCAGGCATTGCGTCCTGGTACACAATCGAGCGTTGAGCTGCCTGCCTCATACAGGCACCACCTCCCAATCATTTGCCAAAATGCCAGCGGCGCTAAGGGTCACAAGACCAAATGCCTCGTAGCCATCTTGGCACCAGTTAAGCCACTGATCTGCGGCGTTAAATTTGATTGTCAGCCCTGCCGACCAACTCGGGCGCCGCATGCCAACGGTGCCGTCGGATTTGATGCGGCTTAATGCGTCGTTAAAGCTCATATTAGGCTGTCATGCGCGCAAACATTGCGTCTGCTTTTTCTTTTGTGAGAGGCGCAAAAATGTGCTGCTTTTCGGCAGCGGTCCAACGGTTGCTACGCTGCACATAGTTTGCGACCAAATTCCAATGCTGAAGCCAAGTCGTAAAAGCTTCGTACGCGTATTCAGTTTTGGAAACTGATACAAAAGCATCCCAAGCTTGTTGAGAGCTGGATTTGAGTTTATCGAATGTTTTAGTCATGTCTGGTGTATCCACATTCCCCAGCGCGCATCGGGCGCGCTAGGGGTGTTTTTGTGCGTTTAGCAGGCCATCCGGCGGGCAATCATCGCACTGTGCGCGCTTACGGCATCAAGCTCGGCAACGTGGGCGGTTGCTGTCGCGTTGTGATCGACGTTTGCGGCCTCAATAGCAGCAACAGCGCCAGCAACCTGAGCGTCAACCTCTGCCGTCAACGGCAGCTTGCCGATTGCTGACACCGCCCAGGCGGGCAGGCCTGCCGGCTTACGCCAATCAGACTGAGGCATCCCGCCGATGCCCTCAACTGTAGCTGTCACCAATGCGCTGATGGTGCCGTTCCAGTTTTTTTTGGATGCCACGGTGATGACTGCGGTTTTTCCGGATGGGAGGGTATAGTTGATGTTCATGCTACCTTCCTAATAGGCAGACTTAGCGCGGCGCTTTAGCAATTTTTTCAAAAAAAATCATTCCCCGTCCGCCAGCCTGACAATTTCGCGATGCCGTTCCCAAAATTCGCGATTCTTTCGCTCCTCCTCTGTCTCCGGCGCGGCTTCCGCCCCCTCCCCCAGAGGGGGGGCGGAATCTGCCGCGTTCTCTGTCTCCGCTGTAATAGCCAGCGGCCCCCCCTGTCGGGGGCCGCTGCTATTACTCTCTGTTCTCTGTATAGTTAGTGTAGGCTCACTGTGAGCCCTATATGGGCTCTGTGTGAGCCCTTCGAGGGGCTCAGTGTGAGCCTCTCGAGAGGCTCTGTGTGAGCCCATCAACAGCGTATAACGATTCGTCTTTTGCGAGAGCCCAGTTCCGTTTTTGACCGCGACCAACCCAGCCTCTTCCAGCACCGGAATCATGCGTTTGACGGTCGCCAGCGAGCACCCAGACGCCTCGGCAATCTCGTTCAGAGTGGCCTTAAAACGGGCCTTTTGTTCGGCGCCGCGTGTCTCTGATTCGAGTAGGCACAAAGCCGAATAAACGGCCAACGGCACGCACCCAAGCTTGGCTGCGGCTCGGTGTGCGTCGTGGTCGATCCAGATCCAATGACCTGGGCGTTGTTTTCTCATGGCAATTTCGGCCACTCCTTTTCTTCTTCCAAAATCTCAAAAACTGCTCGCGCCACGCCGTCGACCATGACGGATGAAGCTTGCCGAATTGCTGCGCCAGGGAACATGTGATCCAGAAGCAGCATTTGCGCAATGTCGAGGGGGCCAAGGACAGTCAGGAGGACTTTAGGTTTTGGGGTGTTCATTTCACCACCTCCTTTGCTGCTGCGATTAGTGCGTCGGCCCCTTCAAGGGCAAGCGTAACGGGGTTTACTCCGTAATTTTTTAACGTCAAAAGCGATTGCATTAGCATCGCCGCAATCTCTAGCCGTGAAGGCTCGGGGCGAACTGTCAACTGTTGCTTGACGGTTGCCTGCTCATAAGCCGCAACTGTGTCTTTAAGCTGAGCCGCCTCGGCGCGACATTCCCTATTTTCTTCCGTCAACCTCCCATTCAACGCCCACATTCTCTCGACATCCAAACGCGCTTCATCGCGTTGCGCCGTTAATTCCCTCGCATTGCTGCAAGCATTATCACGCTCATCAATGGCTTGAATTGTATGTTTTTGAAGCCGTTCGATCTCTGCCGCCTGGCCGCTGTTTTCGATGCGGGCGTCGTGCAATAGTTGCCTGTAATTTTCGTGTAAATCACGGGCATCAATTAGCCGATTTCCAAGCTCGTGAATCCTCGAAACCGTGTCCCACCCAGCACCTTTCGGAATGTCAAATGAGTCTAATTCTGCGTTGATCCTTTGTGTTAATGTATTTCCGTTCATTTTCTCTCCTTACAATTTTCGATCTCGAAATAGCAAAAAAGCGCCGTTGCTTTCGCATCTAACGCTCTAAATGCCGCCTCCTTTGAGGCTCTCCAATGCTCCGTATCCGCCCATTCGGGCGAAGTCTGCAAATCTTTTGGCTCATAGCCATGTGCTTTAAAAACCGCCCAGAATGCCGCTTCGGCTTTGGGTCGAGTCTTCGTAAAAATTTCGTCCATCGTCATTTTGCGCGCCTCATTTTTGTTTTTGGGAGGTCGTCATCTTCCAGCTTTGGTTCGTCGCATTGAATCCAAATCATGCCATCACCCGGGGTTCTCGCGTGCCGAATGTAAATTTGAGGCGTTACTTGCTGAGTCCCCAAAACCTTCATTCCAGCTCGATTTCGGCGCTTTGTCATGGTCAGTGAGAAGGTCGGTGCATCGCCAGGTTGAACTTTGACGCATTGCAAGGTTGCCACCTCTCGCGCCCAGTTCGTCAGAGCCGAGCTTCCAAATCCAGCGTAAGCAAGGTCAGAATCTGTGCGGGCGCCACCTTCTTTCGGCTTTGGCAAATGATGGATCAATGCAAAAATCACGCCGGTCTTGGCGCTGATGCGGTTGAGTGCGTTGCAAAATTGCGTCACGACGGCTTGGTCGGAAATGTCATCGCCGAGGTAGCACATGAGCGGATCGACCCAGCAAATATCAGGAGAGTGGCGCATTATAAGCGCCTCGACTGTCGCCAAAAACTCAGCCCCGGCGTGGATGTTGTCGCGGTAAATGTGCAAGCGTTCGGCCAGGTCTTTGATCTCCTGCTCTCGGATTTGCCCAATCCGTTGGCCCATTTTGATGACTGATTGCATCACCTCGGCTTGGTCACCCATGTCATTTTCGGCCTGAATGATGAGAGACTTCAAAAACCTATTGGCTTTGATTCCAAATGTCATGTGATCGAGGATCACCGGCCTGTCAGCCAACGCCCAACCGATGGCAAGCTGCATCGTCAAACTCGACTTGCCCACGCCCGATTGCGCGTTGATGACGATTGAGCCACCTTTGCAAAGCCACCGATTGCCGAGCACTTCGTTAGGGTCTTTTGTGGTCTCGTAATTAAGCAACGTCTCCACAGGCGCGTTGATCACCATCCCGAGTCCCTGCTCAGCTTTAATGGCCTCAATCTTCTCGCCCGCAGTTGCGAGGACATCCGCAGTAGGTGCGCCAGTAGAAATGGCCTCCAGCGCGTTTTTAAAAGCAATCAGGAGCGCCCGCCGCTTTGATGCATCCAACACCAAATCAATCCAGTCTCCAAGCGGCCCGAGCGACGGAGCGAGCCCCCAAATGTCTGTGAGGTCAGGGAAACTTAGCCCTTTGACCTGGCTAATGATTGCAACGGCTTCCGGCTCTCGGCCCTCTTTGATTTGAGCCATCGCGACACCGTAAATCTCGCGCACGCGCTCGGTGTGGATGTCCTCGGCTTTAAGCCCCTTGGACAAGATGATGCCCAGCGCGTCAAACGGGTCTTGCAGCAGGCAAGAGAGTACCATCCGCTCGGCGGGTTCCGCCGTCGGCAATGTTGTGTTCATGTCTCGAAATTGTGCGTGTCTCTCCACGCCGTCACACCACTTCACGCAGGTGTCGCGAGGCTTTCCTTGCGCAGGAAATTAGCTAAGGCTCAGGCGGTAGAGCAGATGGTCGACCTCACCAAGGATGCCGTCCCGCATATTCAGCAGGTCGGTCGCCTCGCGCAGTTCGCCGGTCATCGAGCCCAGGTACACCTTGAACTCATTGACCACTGCGGCCACCGTTGAGGCGTCCACCGTGGTTTTGAGGCTTACCACGATCCCGGCCAACGGCTCGCGACCGTAGCGGCCGAAATACGTCTCAACAAACTCGTCAACTGAGTCAGCCAAGGCTTCGTATGCATCGCCAAAAGCGTCGTGCTGGGCGAATGATTTGGTCATCCAGTGCCAAACTTTGAGCTGACTTTGGAACTGTAGGAGGGGTGCGGTGATTTGCATTTTAGAATGGGATTTCGTCGGCTTCGAGTGCGGTCGACGCGGCCTTTTTGCCCGCCGCTTGAGTGCGCGGGAGAAATCTTACCACATCCGGCCAATCGTTCTCGTTATTTTTGATTTCGACCGTGACGGTTTCGCCGATAAAGTCCTCAGGCGTTGCCTCAAATTCATCGCCGATCCCAATCACTTTGCCCACCGCTTCAAGCGCCTGGATGATCTTCCAAGCGGCTTTTTCGATTAGCACCAAGCGCGTATCACAAAACCCCGTCGAGTTGCGTAGCGTCAAAATGAGGAGCGGGTTTCCGCTTTTTGCGGTCGCCTCTTTGGCGTTGATGATTTCAGCGGTTTGAATGCCTTCGGCCATTTTGGACGATCCGCTTTTTTGGGCCTCTTCTTTGCGTACAAATTTCATATTTTGGTCAATGTGGGTTTGGTTGTTTTTTTGCCGAGCACCTGCTCGGGAAATAATTGATCCGGGCATTTTTCGGCCCAAAGTTCACGGAATTTCTTGCCGCTCAAAGTTCCAAAGGCTTCAAAAAGGTTTGGAATTCCGAGCTGCTCGCGCAGCGCGTAAAGCTGGCGAGCATCGACAAACTCAGACGTCCGCCCTTTGGACAATCTCCAGCCTGGCACCGATTGAGGATCAGATTCAAGGTACTCGCGGACCTTCTCTTCGGCTGCGGCTTGGAACTTTTCCAAGGTTTTGCAGTTTGTCAGAAATTCGCCCAACCGCACTGGGTCGGCAAGGATCTGAATGAACGTGTCCGAGGTTGTAGCCAATGCGTTTTCCTGCGCAGCCAGTCTAGCCGAGCAAGTCAAAGACTTCGCGCACCAGCCGCAGTAGTCGTTCACTTTTGGGGCGGTGCCGATGTTGTTAATCGCGGATTGGACAATATCGCGAGCTTGCTCGTAAGTGAAAGTCTCGCTGACAATTTCATCTTGATCTGCAAACAGAAGATGCGTAGTCCACCGGTTCTCAAACTGGTCTTCCATGCATCCAAACGCGTACGCGGCCATCTGTTCGCGGTAGCTGTGACGCTGGCCAGTTTTGAGGTCGGCTAGCCAACCTTGCGACACGCACAAAGCATCCATGGTGCCGCTGCCACCGAGTAGTCGGATATAGACCTTGCAGGTGATTTCATCCGTCTTGACGCCGCCTTTGCCAGCAGAAAGGACGATCAATTTATTGACGGCCCAGCGAGCCAACTTGATTTCGTCCTCGGCGCCTTGTGGTACTTCTCCAGTTGTCCACATTTCACGCATCAGCGCATCAATGCGGGTTCCGCGCGCTGCGGCATCAGACGATCCTGGTGAGCTTTCAAACTGCCCGCAGAGCGCGAGCTTTGGGAGTGATGAGGGGCGGGCGATCATTTGTTTGCCTCCACCCATTTAATTGCTTCTTCATCCGAGGTAAAAAAGTTTGGAATTTTTCCAATCGACGCATGAAAAATCAAAGCGCCTGCTGCATTGGTTCCAAGTTTTTCCTCAAGGGCTTTACCTTCGTAACCTGCTAGTGTAACCGCCCAACCCGCAAGGCAATGTGCAGTCTCGCAAGCATGCCACGTTGTCATGCAAATTCCATTTACTGGAATTTTGGACAACAAACTTTCCACAACTGGAATTTGAGGCAAGTCCGCGCCGCTCAAGTCCGCGCCGCTCAAGTTCGCGTGGATCAAGTTCGCGCCGCTCAAGTCCGCGTCGCTCAAGTCCGCGCCGCTCAAGTTCGCGCGGATCAAGTTCGCGTTAGGTTTTATTTCAAATCCGTTGATTGTCATAGTCTTATGATTGTTAAATTCCAAACGCGGCAAAAAACTTCTCCGGATTCGCCTGCGCCCGCTCAACGATGCTCGGGCTGAGGTCGCGGTAGCTTTGCCCTGGTTGGATCCACCCGCGAGTGATTGCGGACTCCGTTACCTTGGCCTTTTGTGATGCGCTCTTGCCCGACAAAATGACGTCCATTGGGTGAATCTTTGTGACGGCCTCGGGCGCTTCTACGGTCATCGGCGCGCTTGTAATCAGAGGCGCAATGGCGTCAATCGTCATCGGGATTCGCTCGGGTAATCCGTGCCGGTTTTTTGCATCCCACGCGGCGCTATGCTGGGTGTAGAGAACACGTTCCTTCCCGCCGATTGCTTTGGTTTTGCCGTTGTCGCCTTCGATAAGCGACGTCTTGTAACTCGCAAAAAGCACTGCGTCAGACCCCTCTTTAAGCAACGCTGAGAGGCGTTTATGCAACTTGAGTTCGTAGCGGTCATATGACCCCTCAGGCGCATCGTGGCGCTTAACGTGAGAGTGCGCGAGAAACACAATCGTTTTGCCGGCCGCTGCGGCCTGAGTTGTCAGCGCCAGGAATTTGGCAAACTCTTCCTCCAGCAGCACCCAGCCTTTTCCAAATCCAAAGTCTTCGATGCTATTTTTCTTCCCGTCCTTGCAAACTTTGGCCTGCAGGAAATTTGCGGCCCAGTCTGCGGTGTCGAGGACAAGCGTTTGAAACTCTTTGAGCGTTGCAGCGGCCTTGAATGGCTGCTCTACGTCATCCCAGCAAGATGCCGTGATCCTGGCAACGTCGAGCTGCTTGGTGCTCGACTCGGTGTCGATGAAAAGCGGCTCGGGAAATGCCGCTGCCAATGTCGATTTACCAATGCCCTCTGGGCCGTAAATCGTGATCTTCTGAGGTGATTTGATAATTCCGCGTTGGATGTTCATGTCGTTTTTCTTGGTTTTGCGCGTTGCCACGGACGCGCCCCCGCTTGCCTGAAATTTACTTAGGAAGCTTCTTTAAGCCATCCATGCCATCTTTCAAAAGTCGAAAGAAAAGCTCGGTGCTCATCGTCACGCGCCATGGTTTCCGATCGCGTTTGTGCGCCACCACCCAATCTTTGAGCGGCCCTGCGTCCCGCGTTGCCTGTTCGATTGCGGTTTCAAGGTTAAGAGCCTGGACGCATTTGACCTCGAAATGCAGCGCCGCCAGCTCTTCACAGACAACATCTGGCGAGTCTGTCCCGCCTGCAAACTGTTGACCCCTACGAGCTGTAAAACCTTCTTCGCGCAGTACGTCGCGCCACATGCGCTCACCGCGTGCGCCTTTTGCTCGTGCGTTCATTTTCTTTTGATTCCTTTGTTGGCTGGCGCCTTGCCCTTACGCCGTACTGATTGCAGTGCAGACTGGCAAACCTTCGAGCATGTCTGCATGATGCCGCCGTGCTTCGGGCCTGAGCGGGGCACAAAACTCACGCCGCAGGTAATGCACGGGCGCGGATCCCATTTGCAGGGCTCACAGAATTTTGAGGCAATCGAGCGCTTTGTGAATTGAGCGCCGCAGATGCCACACGGAATTTGCCCGTAATCGTCTTTGATCGGGCCCCGCTTGACCGGTGCCCGCCGCACGGTTGGCTCTTCAACCGGCCCCGGGATGAGGAGCCCGCGACGGATTGCCCGCTCGACGATCTGCCGCATCTCGGCAAAATTGATCGGCTCCTCGGCGCGTAGTCCTGGCTCAGGTTCGTAAGCCAGCCGCTTCTTTGACCCGTACAAAGGCCGAGGTGCGCCAATGCATGGCTTTCCGTTCATCGTGTTCATGAGCAGGTCGCTTTGAAGCGTTCAAATTCGACGCGCGCCTCGTTCCAGAAGTCGCCGTCGGCGCTGTTGCGCTGATCACGGGCCTTGATCAGCATATCGGCAAGCTGAATTGCGCGCCGCCGTTGAGCGCGTAGGCGGTCGAGTTCCTCCTCCAGCGCGGGGAGAAGAAGCTCACAGTTGATGCAGTTATTCATGCCCAGCGCGCTTGATGGCCTCACCCATAAGGTGAATGTTCACACCCATCGCGGCAAACGCCAGCGCGGCGACGATAAGCCCCTCCACGGGGCTTGGGTTGAAAAACCTGAGGAAAACCACGTCGGCGGCGATCAGTGCCGACATAGTGATGAATTGTGCGGTGTCGTTCATGTTCGTGTCTAGGTTAGCGGACAAAGTAAAAATGGCCGTTTTCGTTTTTGGTCGCGTATTCCAAAACTTCAACAATTTTTGCCGCGCCAGATTTCAAAATCACTTTAAGGCGGCAAACTTGAGTTTCTTCTTTTGCCCCGCCAATGACCATGCGTGATTCGGCGACGTAGTCCGATTTGGTGATTTGGCGGTCAGTTTTAACGACCCATTCACCGTTGAGCTTGGTGAAACTGGCGGTGATCGGGCTAGCGGTTGTGGCTGTGGTAGTGTTCATGGTACCTACCTAATAGGCAGCGCCCCGCCCCCGCTTTAGCGATTTTTTTCAAAAAAAGTTCGGCCTTTGTTTCAGAGGGCAACAGTCAAACCCGTCGCAGGCTCTCCCTGCGCACCATCCGGCCAGAACCTACACGGTCGCCTTGAAGACGGCGCCGGCGAATAAATCCGCTTCGCGAGCCCTGCGCGCCTGTAGCCCTTCACAGTCCGGCCAAAGCCTCTTCTGCGCCCGAAACAGCCCCGGTATCGCCGCCCAATTGCGAGCTGTCAGCGCCGCCTTGATTTGTGCCATCTCAACCCGACGTTCGCCGTCGAGCTTGGTGCCACGGTTGAACACCAAGCTCACCAGCGCCGCCGCTGCATCGGGCGGGAGGTCAATGGTTTGCGGGTAGATGCGCAGCGTCTGAAGATAGAACCGAGGCACAGTGACGCGCTCAAAAACGTCGAGCGCTACTTCGCGCGAAATGTGAATGTCTGCGAACTGCCTTGGGAGGCCCGCAGCAGCCTCTCCCTTGAGCCCACAGCACCCGCTTAACCGGCGCAGGTGGTCGCCCGTGAGAACCGTCCCCCAGTCGGCCTCGAACTGTGCTTGCGAGTTGTACCCCAAATCGTAGCCGATACCAATTGTCAGCCCGCTATCGACCCCGGGCCATTCGGGGCGGGAGACGTAGCAGTCAACCGAGTTTTCCTGTTCCGCGATCCAAGCGATGCCTTCTTTGGTTAAGTTCATCATTCTGAGTCGTCTCCTTTGAGTGCCTGCTTGATTTTGATGCCCGTGTACACGATCGCCAGCACCAGCGACGAGATGCGCAAAATCGTTTCAGCGGTTGCTATGGAAAAACCCATCGCGAATGCATTGATAAATGCAACCTGTATCGCGTCGCCGATGTGGTCTCTATGCATACGCCACAAACGCAAGTCGGTTAGGCGGTGAGGGAAGCTTCCCGCTGCGGTCGTAGATGCCCGAGTACGGGTTAATCGTGTCTTGGGGCAGTCCGTTTCCCTCGCTTGCCAGCGGCGGCAGAACCCTTTTTGGGCGTTCGAGGATGACGAGTCCCGCCGGAGGAATGCTGTTTAGAAAGCGGCTCTGTAGGGCGGGAATGGAGGGGACTGGTAAAACTTCCATAGATGTTTTTGCGCTCGAAATAAATGCCTGCGACAAAGCCCGCACCAGCGGCCAATGCGACCCAGATGCTAGGGGACATCACCAACAAATTCAACGCGGGCAATAGAATCTTTGGAATCACTTCTTTTCACCGGGCTGAGGGAGGTGACTAGCACCATAATAGAAAGCCACGATCGAGCCCCACGCCGTCGTCAGGCTGCCCAAGAGCAGCGTCAGCCCCTCGGAATTGGCGATCTCGAATTTATGCGACATCAGCCCGACGAGGATTGTGAAGTAGCCCACGGTGACGCCAATTGCCAGCGTTGAAGGCACCCACGAACCCGACTGCGTTTGCATCTCGCGAGCGGATGCACGGTCAGCCTGAGCGAGCTTTTCCGCGTCAATCCCCAGCTCTGCCATGCGGGTTTTGAGTTGCAGGTCGGCGGCTTGGAGCGCGGCGATCTGGTCGGCGCTGAGGTTGCCCGAGGTGAGAGCTTTTTGCACCTTGTCCGCTGTCGCATCCGACATGCCGAGAGCTTTCGCGGCTGCCTCAACAGCGGCCCCGCCAAGGGGGCCACCGAGGAGATTGCCGATGGTGGGAAGCAGCGTCGAAAGAAAGCTCACCAGCGCACTCTACCGATAGAGTGCCGAATAATCAAGCCCAAGCCCAGTGTCAAGCGGGCGGTTGTGGTCCTCGTACCAGCCTGCGCGGTTCCAAATATCCGCGAAGTCAGCAAATGCGCGCTCAAACTTTGCGCGGACAACGCCAAACCCGAAGTTCTCGGCGGCGAATAACCGCATGCGCTTACGGTCAATTTTGGGCACCAATCGAATCGCGCGCAGGATATCTCCCATTGTGTTGCATCGGAACCCGTTCACGCCATCCACGATGTATTCGGTCATCGCGCCGGCATCGGTGCAGATTGGAACGCATCCACTGAGCATCATCTCAACGGCGGTGCCGCCGAATGGCTCCCAATACGTCGAAAGCAGGAACCCAAATTTTGCCCGCGCCATGAGTTGTTTGCGTGTCTCGATATCAGCGTAACCGATGAACTCAACGCACGCTGGCCACTCGCGAAGTCCGATCCCATCGGGCCCTCCCTGCCCGGCGACCTTGAGCTTGATGCCCATGCGCGTACAAGCGTCGATTGCAATGTCCAACCCTTTGTTGGTGCCGAGCCTGCCGATATAGAGTGCATACTCTTCGCGCTCCTGGTACGGGTCAAAATCGCGCAGGTCAAAGTAGTTTGGGACGACTCTGTGGTACCACTTCGGATCGCAAAATGACACGCCTTGCGTGCCTGCATAGGCTGATTTGAGCGGGTAGGACTCATAACACCGGAAGGGCGCAAAGGCCCATCCTGAGCCGATACCAGGCTCAACGACGATTAGGTCACCGTCTCGGTTTGCGATGTCGCACGCGCCTTTTGTTCCCGCCCAAAATGCGAGCACCAAATCACCGCGCTTTTTGCGCTTGAAAATTTCCGCGCCCGCAGTCGCGTTGAAGTGCCGATGCGCGAGATCGTTGACGTCGTGACGGAACTGGTTTTTCCGCCAGTCGTAGTTGCCGTAAGTCTCGGCAAGGATATCGTTTGATGTAACGTCAACATGCTCGTGCGCCGCCGTTTGAGAGTCTGGGTGGCCATAGTGAATCGTGCGGTAGTTCTTCGAGTCCTTGAACATTTCCAAGAATTTCAAGACTTTTTGCGTGAACGCGCACGCGGAATAATCTGGATGAGTGACTGTGTGCGGAACAGCGAGGCAATGGATATTTGTCATCGGCGTCAAGGTAAGCCACAGCGGCGAACGCGTCAAATTTGGGCACAAAAAAGCCGCCCAAGAGCTTCCTCCTGAGCGGCTTTGATGTTAACGAATGTTAGTTGTAAAACGGGATGTAACCGCCGGTTCCATCCGTTAGCCATCCCGCCGGAGAGGAAGGGTTGTTTGGCGAATTGCTTGTCACTGAGTACGTTCCACCAGCAGGGCCCTGTGGGCCTGTAGCTCCCGTGGATCCAGGCTCTCCAACGCCCGTCGCGCCCGAGGGGCCCGTAGCGCCCGAGGGGCCAACTTCTCCAACTCCAGTTGCGCCCGTGGCGCCGCCTGGATCGCCCTGAGGGCCTGTAGCGCCCACGGGGCCTTGAATCCCCTGAGGGCCAGAAGCTCCCTGCGCGCCCGTAGCGCCTCGATTGAGTTGCCAGTAAACGGAGAACTCCCCAGGCTGCTCATTTGTCGACGACTGCAACGCAACCCAGACGTCATGATTTAACGTCACGATGTCTCCATTGGAATACGCAACAGCGCTGTCCCACTCGCCACCACCGCCACCGCCGCTTCCGGCTGGGCCCGTAGCACCCTGAACCCCAGTCGCGCCGCGAGCACCGCTCACTTGAATCGCGAGGACGTCGATCGTCGATCCGTCAGCGATCGCCGAGGGGAACACGATCGCAGACGACGCGTAATCGGTGCCGGTGATCGTGAAGCCACCATTGACTTCGTCGGGGCGTTGGAACACGCCGTCGATATAGACCAGGTATCCGGTCTCGTCGTTCATGGGGCCGTCCCAACCTTCGAGCGGTCCGAACGTGTACGCTGCACCGTTGCCCGTGAATCGCGGGCTGAGGACGCCGCCGCCAAAAACGGGAGCGGCTGGGCCTGTGGCACCCGTGGCGCCCACCTGTCCCACGGCGCCAGCGAGCGACACCGACCAGCTCGAATGCGAGCCACTGCCGGCGAGGATGTGCGTCACGTTAACGGTGAGAGCGCCGGTCACGGAGCTATAGTCGCTGATGACACCTTCCATTCGGTTGTTGGCGTCGTGCGCCAAGATGACATCCTGACCAATCGACAACGCCAAGCCAGCGGCAACAGTGAGCACCTTGCTGCCGGTTGTCAGAGACAATGTCGATGTGCTGGTGCTTGTGTATTTGTCTCCAGACAAACCAGTTGCGCCCTGCTCTCCGACGCCCGTAGCGCCCTGAGCGCCCGAGGGGCCCGTCGAACCCGAGGGGCCAACTTCGCCCGCAACGCCCTGCACGCCCTGAGGGCCGCTTGGGCCGGTTGAGCCCTGCAAACCTTGCAAGCCTGAGGCGCCCACCTGACCGCTCGGGCCCTGCTGGCCCGTTGCTCCAACGTCGCCCGCGACACCCTGCACGCCCTGCAACCCGCTTGGGCCAACCTCGCCCTGCAAACCTGACGCTCCGCTCGGGCCCTGCTGGCCCGTTGCTCCAACGTTGCCTTGCAATCCCTGCAACCCAGAAGCGCCCGTCTGGCCCGTTGCGCCCACTGCACCAATCGCGCCTTCGAGGTTGACAATCCACGCTGAGAAGGTTCCCGAACCGGTGTGAGTGCTGACGCTTACGGACAGCCCGCCTGCAATCTTGTCGTACCCGTTTACGGTGCCGTGCATGTGCTCGGTGCCGCCCGTGTGCGAAATGATGACGGGTTGATTTTGCGTGTAGCTAAGACCAGGCTCAACATAGAGCGACTGAGTTCCGTTGCCGATTGTAAGTGTTGTCGTGGAATAGGTGGAGTATTTGTCGCCAAGCCCAGTTGCACCCTGAGGGCCCGTAGCGCCCGTGCTTCCGATCGGGCCTTGTGTTCCGGTGGCACCCTGCGGGCCGCTCGGGCCAACCTCGCCCTGTAAGCCAGAGGCGCCGCTCGGGCCAACCTCGCCCTGCAATCCACGCAACCCGCTCGGCCCAACTTCGCCTTGGATGCCTTGAATCCCTTGTTGGCCCGTTGCGCCCGTGATACTTAGGCCCGTAGCTCCCACAGGGCCCGTGGCACCCACGGGGCCTTGAATCCCCTGAGGACCGGAATCCCCGATTTGGCCCTGAATGCCCTGAGGGCCCGTGGCGCCCGTCTGCCCCTGAAGGGCTTGCTGTGCAGACTGGGAAATCATCCCAGTTTGAATTTTTGTAAGTGCTTGTGCCATATATGATTATGTGTTTTGTGTAACTACCGAAATTCGAGCGCCCGCGTAAATCGGGACGGGAAAAAGAAGCGTGCCGCCATTATCTTCGAGAATGTCGTAACTGTAGTTCGGCTCTTGGATAGAGCCATCAATTACGACCTGATAGCGTTCGGCTTGCGTCGTGGAAAACCCATTGATTGGGTGGAAACTTGAGACAACGCCATCACCTTCAAACTGCGAGAGATACCAGTTGCCGCCGCCGCCTCCGCCAGTACCGGGCACCCCAGGCGGACCTTGGAGTAACGTGATGACAAGACCTTCGTTGCAAGTATTTTCGCAGCTCATACGATGGATATTCTGCCGACGGCCAAAGGCAAAAGCTCCGCCGTTGAGGTTGCTTTAAAGTGGATGTTCATCCGCGCCCCAAATTGGCGTGGAAGCGTTGCAGTTGTCGTGCGCGGAATCCGAGCTTGTACGCAAGTCGGTGTCACCAGCACAAAATCGAGTTCAGCGAGTTGTGTGCCTGCTGAGTTTTGAAGGTTGCCCGAAAAGACAAACTCGGTGAGGTCAAGAAAAGGATAGCCTGCGCCCGCCTGCAATTGGATCCCTTGGACATAATCCGTGCCCACTGTCACCGTGTCGCTAAATTCAGACGCTACCATACAAAAGGGGGCGCAGTAAACGATACCACAGTTTACAGCCCCGTCAAATTAGCCCCAGCCCGCGCCGATAGGGTCACAACAACCACTGATGCGGTCGGCGCCCTGTGGCCATGCCCGGGCGGCGATGGCGTCATCTTTTGTGAGTTGCCGGCCCTCCTGGCACTGCATGTCATCGTGCAACATCAGAAACTTGGCCTTGCAATCTGCTTTTTGCAAGCACTCGGAGCAAATGCGCTGTCGGTCTTGAGCAAGCCAGTTTGGGATCATACGGGTGCAAGAGTGTAATTGTAAGTTACATCCACGGTCGTGGTCCCGTAGGCGTTGCTGCCACTCCAAGAGTTGCTGGTGTCCATCGTCACCAATCCCTGATAGGTGTTGCCGCCTGTGTCCTCGAAAATCAGATAGATCGTCTTGTCGCCACTGGCAGCAAACTGCACACGGTAACGGATAGACTGCGGGTCTTGAAATTGAGGTGGAGGGTAATACCCAAGGAAGAGGTTTGGAAATGGGAGCAGGCCCGGCGGTTCAGAGTTTGAAGGAAGGAATGCCTGTATCTGATTAAAGTCAACGCAATCAAAATTCGGCCCCATCCATGGCGTATCGTCGCCAGCGCTGGCGTAATCCCAGACGCCATTGCAGCATTGAATCACTTGGCCCACAAACAAACTGGTCACGTTGTCGATGGGCGGGTCGATGAACTCCACTGCTGAATCCGAGATCAGGCATGTATTGTAATTTGCCGGCAGTCCGTTAAGCAGGCCACCAGAAGCGGCGATGGGGTCGCTGTTGTATGCCCAGTTGCGGGTTTTTGCGGCCTCTGGGTAAGCCTTTGGCCCTCCCCAGAGATACCATCGGCGAACGCCCGTTGTGCTCACCCCCACTGTTAGCGTCTGGCCTTTTCGAAGCGTCAACGGGAGGTTGTCAATTGTGTCCGGAAGCTCAGTGTCTTCCGAGACTTGGAGGTACATTTCAACTGGGAACGTATCTCCATTGAGCAGTCCGCCATTGCTTAGGACCGGCGTGTTGTAAACCCAGTCCCCCCATTTGAGACGCTTCGGCGCGCGAGTGAACCCGGCTGCGGTGTTGTATGAACTCGCGTTTAGGTTTAGGCCAAATCCCACGCGTGCAGAGTTAGAAAATGGAACTCCGCCGCACTCGTCGAACCTTGCCGCAATGGATGCCGGCGTGATGCCTTGACTTCCCCTAGCGGGCGTTGCGTGGGTAAAAGTCCCAGAGATGTCGACGCCGGTTGCCGTGTCTTTGATTGCTACGGAAAGCGAGCATGTGACCGTGTAGTGCGCTTTTCGCCACGCCAGGAACCCCATATTAAGATGCGGCCAGCCCGCAGGGTGATTCGATTGGCTGCAAGCAGACGTTCATGATCTTATCGATCACCGGATCCGTGCCGGTCGTGTCAACGTGCACGGTCGCCACAAGCTGGAAAGTGCTCGTCGTGGTGTTTGTGCGCACGTCCGTTGAAGTCGTAAAGCTGCACCCAGTCGATTGTAGCGTGTTTCGATCCCAATCAATTTGTGCGTAGACATAGCACGTTCCGGTGATGTCCAGCTTCAGTTGCGGATCATCGTTCGGAAACATGCCGGTTGGGATTCTCCCAGCCATCACGCCCCACTGTACTAGAACTTTCAGTCCCTCGGCGTCGCTAGCATCTGTGACCTTGAATGGGCAAAATGCTTCAGCGGTGCCGCCGCCGCCCGATCCTGTCGCCGTTGATTTGTCGATGATGCTCAACGACGTCCCGCCCCAGTTGCGAGTTACGCTGTACCCGCGCCCAGGTTGCACGATTGCCTGCCTGAGGAGGTCAATTATCGTGTTAAGCTTGGACGCCTCAATCGGCTTCCCGCGCTCGAAATAGGGAGGGATGTAACTCATACGCCGGGGTTGTAAATCGTCTGATCCCAGCCACCGGGAGCGGATCCCATCCACTCGTAGGTGTTGCGCCATTTGTTGCCTTCCTGCTGGCCTCGGGCAGCACTCAAAAGGAAGTCAACGCCCGCCGGAACCGTTCCTGTAAACCCGTGTTGTTCGGGTTGATCCACAAGCCCGAGCCGTTCGGCGTTGGGCGGGTCATTTTCGAGAATGGTCATGCGCACCATCATTCGAGGCGCGAAATACATCTCTTGCCCGCGTTGAATCAGCGAATAAAGCCAAGCGAAATATTCCTCGCCCTCAAGCTCTGGTTTCCAAGGTTTTGAAGATGAAACATCCGGTTGTGAATTGGTTGGTTGAAAGTTGGGGTCGTTCGGGTTCTTTTTCCAACGCAGCCAGTTTTCGCGCACGGCCTGCTCCATCGGCGCAAAGTAATGGTTTGTCTCAAGCGGCTCACTCTGCACCGTTGCATCCGCCGCCCAGACTGGGGCGCCTTGCTCGTAAACGCTTTCCTCAACGGTCGTATAAACCGCGTCGACGTGTTCTTGGCGCCATGACCTAGCGTCAGCGTCAGGAGTGATGTCTTCGATGTCTTGATACGTCGCGGTGCGGACAATGATTCCGGTGATGTCGCGCGAGTATTCTTCTTTGACGAGGACTTTAGCCATATTAAGCGGTGGTTCCTGCCCCCGGGGTCATTCCAAGGTAGGGGTTTGGTTCAGCTTGAAACTTTTGCACAAATGCCTCCAGCGCCGTAGCCATGCGCGTTTGCATTCGGAGCTGGTCGCGTTGAATGTCGATGTCATTTGCCGCGCTGGAGAACACGCCGCCACCGCCGCCAACTTTAGCGAGCGAGTTGGCAATCATGCTGGGGGCTTGTGTCAATTTTTTGATGCCCGTGTCGACTGTGTTCAGCCCGCCCTCAGGATTTCTAAACGAATCCCTGACTTTGTTCACCTCGGCAATGAGGTCATCAAAGAATCCGCTTTTCTGCTCTCCACCGCCAGCGGCTTCCGGCATCATTTTTTGCATTGCCCCAACAAAATCTCCAGTTGCAAGAGACGCTGCAATGCTGACGCTTTTTTTCAACGCCTCAGAGTTTTCAGATAAGTTATCGACGACTTTGCCAAGCAACAGCGCGCCAACCGCAAGCCCTTCCCCAATTTGCAGCCCTGCTTCGACAAGCATTGGAGCAATGCTTTCAAACTTAGCCGCAACACGGACGAGGTTTGGGATAATGTATGACGCCATCGCCGCAAAAAACGGATCCAAGCTGACCGAGAACCGCTTGATGAGGTACTGGAACTGGCCAAACACCGGCCCGAAATCTTCGTAGATCTGCGCCACCGGGTTTGCTTTGCGTTCGGCTTGATCAAAGACTTCTCCCTTCATCGCCGGCAGCAACAGGTTTCCTTTTCGCGCGCCGAACAAGGCGCTGGCAACCGTCATGCGATCCGTTGCCGAAGCTGCTCGGTCCATGCCGCCGGCCACCAGTTTTAAGGACTCATAATAGTCCTTACCTTGAAAGTCTTGCGCCGAAATGCCAACCTTGGCCAGTGCCATTGCCGCCTTGCTGGATGGATCGCCAATGTCGCCCATCGCGCCGTTGAATTTGGCCATCATGGCGGGCAATTCTTCCATGCTGACCCCAACGCGACCGAAGACTTTTTCAAGCGTCATCAACTGCGGCACGGTTGTTGATGTCTGCTCCGCCAGCATCGTCAACTCTTTACCACGGGCAACGGAATCCATCATGCCTTTGATCCCGGCGCCAGCCACCGCAGCGGCTGCACCGATGCCAACAACAGCAGCGCCGAGTGGAGACATGGCAGCGGCGGCGACTTGCGAAATTTTGGCAAATGAGCCCGAGACCATGCCGCCAACCTCGGACAATGGCCCGCCCACGGTCGCGGCTTGCTTGGCAAACTTGCCGATTGCCGTTTTTGCGTCGTCGAGCCCCTTTTGAAGCCCGCCAATATCCAGCCCCATTTCTGCTTTGATCATAGCACGTTAAACCCTGCCTTTTTGGCGTTTTGAAGTGTGACGTAATTTGACCGCCTCTCCATCTTTGCAGCCTGCGCCGTCACCGCCATTTGGAGCTGTGACTGGAAGAAACTAGAGTTGCGGTGTTTGGTGTTGTTCACCGCCGAAAAAGCAAACCCGGTTGCGGTTTCGGTGATGGAAATAGACCCGTGCTTGTTACCGTGACGGCTGATCCAGTTCGGCACGCCACGCACACCAAACCGGCTTGCGGCGGCATTCCAGCCCGCGGCCATGCTTCCAATATTGGCGTACCCAAGGCGGAGCAGTTCATTGTACTTCGACGCCGTGATGGGGAGCTTATGCTCCATCGGTTTCAAAAACGCCGTGGTCTTAGCCTTCAATTTTGACGCCAGCAACGCAGATGCCTGCTCGTCTTTTGCGTAGCGTTTGGACGATTTGACAAACAACGCGGCAAGGTTGATTCGCACACCAGCCTCCCCAGCGGCTTTCCCGCCTGAGTAGTCAGGCTTGTACGATGATTTCCA